AGTTGATGCTGAAAAGTTTGTAGAAGGTAACAACTCAGCTGGAACTAGACTTAGAAAAGCTATGCAAAATATTAAGAACATAGCTCAACAAGTCAGGGTTGAAGTTCAAAATCAAAAAAACGCAGTACTAAATTAAATAAAGGGAGCTTAATTGCTCCCTTTTTTTATTTTAATACCCACGTAAGTAACCGCGGCTATTATTACACACACTGGACAAGGACACATATTATTCCTCTATTAAAAGCATGTATTCTAATGTCATAGCGTCTGCACTAGGATCTATTTTTATATCGTTAGTGTCTGCGTTTGCTTCCCAAGGAAAGAATGCCCAGTCACCAGCGTATAGTTTACCCATTTGCTCAGAGTTTATTTCTACAGTAAAATATTCTGCGTTATTAGTTGAAGTGTTCTTTAAGTAAACTTTATGAGAACCGTTTGCATAAGTAGCCCCGTCAAATAAAGTATACTGAGCGTGACCTGATGGTAATTTTTTTCTACCAAGACCACTAGTTTGATCTAAACCTACATCACCACCTGCTTTAGTTAGTGTTGCTGTAGTAGACAAGGACAAACTGTCGTTTGTTAAGTCTGTACTTGTCAACGTGATTGTTGCTGTTGTTGTTGCCATTTTCTTTTTTTTTAATTAATTAATTGTTTTTACTATATAGTTATTTTTGTTCTTCATGAACATATTTTGTTCTTCCATTTACTTTTTTAGCAATGGTTAATTTTTTTCTATTAGGTCTATGTGACACCCAACTAATATGTAACCAGTTAGGATTTTTATCTGTACCAAACTCCCATATCATTTGGTCAAAGTCTAAATTATCTTTTATATAATAATACATTTCTGCATTTGTCTTATGTCCAAATGTATCATCTATATCTATAGCTTGGCCCTTCATGTGTTGCGATCTAGTTGAACCACCTATTGCTGTGTTTACAGGTTCGCCTCTAAAAAAACTATTTATTTTTATCGGTCCACCTACCCACTCGCGTAACGGCTCAAATAAATTTTCTGCAACTTCTTTCATACATTCAAGTTGATCTTCATTTGGCGTATTATCTAAATCTCTTCTTTCACCCGTTCTACTGTAAGTACCTTCGTGCCAGCTTATATGTTTACTTATTTTTTCCATTAGCAATCACAAGTGTCACAACAAACTTTACACCAACCAAAGCATACTAACCCAAATGTTATTGCTTGAAACCATTTACAAAATTTACTTTTCATAATTTATCTTATTATATAATTAATACCCATTTTAAAATCGTACCACTCTCTATTCCAGTACTTATTGTATTTACCCTCTGCAAATACACCTAATCTTTTATTTATTTTCTGCCCAAATATTAAACCGCCTGAGTAATCTAACCATTGGCCGTCTACGTAGTTGTGATAACTAAACTCGTTTTTATCGTTGTAATGATACGGCATTAAGTTAGCCCATGTATGTACCCAAATACTTTTATTGTAGTAATAATAATCTAAACCTATAACTAATGAGTGTTGTAGTTTATTATTTAACTCGTTACGTTTCTTTTCTACATAGTTAGCTAATACTTCTGGTATTACAATTTGTTCCCATACATCTGACGAGTAAGCCACTATATCGTTATCTGGATTATAATACACATCATGATACACGTCTACGTTATAACCTTCTTGTAACGCTAAATATGTATAGTGTATATTACCATTGTCTAACTTCCAGCTAGCAAGCGGATCGTAACCATAAGGCTCAGACAATCTTTGTACCGCGCCTATGTTTAAGTCTAGTTTACCAATACTATATCTATATCTTTGTGACGTTTCAAAGTATTCTATATCCGCAAAACCATCTACTAAATATTCCGCTTTGGCTACCCAGTCGTTAGCTACATATCTTATAAAGTGATGTTGATCTAAATACTCTACACCTTCTTGTCTTCTGTAATCTACTTGAAATAAAAACTCTGTACCATTTCTTTTGCCTAATGTAGCAGCGTCACTGTAATTAGACTCGGTGCCATCATAAAATGTATTAGCTCTATTTTCATAACCAAACCTAGCTATTTTACGTATACCTAAAGTTAAGTTATAATCATAGGGCGTTTGTATTGTTTCAACCCCTAAACCGTCTGTAACGCT